ATTCTTGCTGCAGACAAATTACCAAAATCTGTAGAATTTCCAACTGTTGAAAAAGTTATATAATCAACAGTATCAACTTGAGATGGAGTTGAGCCTCCTATAGCTAATCCCCTAGTTATGTTTCCTCCTTCTGCTCCAGCCGCTCTAGCTTGTGATAAATCTCCAAAGTCTGCTGCATTACCTAAAACTGCTATAGTTACATAATCCATAACATTGGTTCTGGTAGGTGTTGCACCTCCTTGCACTACACCTCTTGTGTTATTATTAGTAGGCATTGTAGCAAACATAGAAACAGTTCTATCTCCAAAGTCGGCAGCATTACCTTTTGTAGAAAAAGTTAAATAATCTATATTTGTAACTGCTGGATTCGAGCCCGAAAATAAAGCTCTTGTTTTATTTCCCATGCCACCTACTTGTGAACCATCTCCAGTTAGTGCATCTCCAAAATCATTTTCATTTCCATCAGTTGAAATTGTTAAAAAACCAACATCTGTAAAATTTGATGATCCATCATTACCCATATATCTAATTAATCTATCACCACCAGCTTCGTTAAATGGTAAAGGTCTTGTTCCTTGAAACCCGTCGTTTAGTCCGCCGTGCGATTGAGATGTTGCAGTTAACTCTTGTCTCGCATGTGTTAGATCACCAAAATCTGTTGCATTACCTCCTGTTGCAATATTAAAAAAATCTATGTTGCTAGAAATGGCTGGATTGTATCCGCCGCCAATAAGTCCTCTAACTGAATTACTTGTAGACCCTGCATTTGAAAATGCAATTGTAGCATCTCCATAATCAATAGTATTACCTTGAGAAGCAATTGTTACAAAGGCTAAACTTGTGTTAAAACCACCACTACAAACAGCTCTTGTGCTTGAAGCACATGCTTGATAACCATACTCTGCACCAGCGGTAACATCACCAAAATCAACTGCATTACCAGTAGTATTTATTTCTATAAAATCTATTACGTTTGAATTACTCCCAGTATAGCCTCCAAAAAAAAGAGCTCGTGTTGGAGAAGCAGTTCCACTATTTGGTCCATATCTAGATACTGTTAAATTACCAAAGTCGGTTGCTGCACCAGTTGACATAATACTATTGTAGTCAATTGTGTTTACATAAGAAGGTGTAATACCCCCTGCAGTTACTCCTCTAGTTTCATTTGAAGCACCACTTGTAAGTCTTCTGCCTTGTGATAAATCACCAAAGTTTGCAGCATTACCTAAAGTTGAAATAGTATAATAAACTTGTGTAGCTAAAGGCGTATTTCCATTAAATATTGCTCTTGTTTGATTTCCATGACCAGATGAATCAGAGGCATCAGTTATTGCTCCAGTGTCTCCAAAAAAACTTGCATTACCAGTTGTAGAAATTGTTACAAAATCAGTAAGTTGGTTATTTCCTCCCATAAACAATGCACGAGAGTTTACATTAGGCCAATACCCACCCATAACCGCGTCATAGACTTCACGCAGGTTCCAAACGCCCGAAGCGTTATCAAGTTGCGGGTAGTTAGCCATTTACTAACCTATCTTTTTAGACCAGATATGTGTGGCTGCAGTTGCTTGATCAAACGGTACAGTTGCAGTTGGATCACTAGGATCATTTGCATCTTCAGTCCAAGAAGATGTATACGTATCTAAATATGTTTTTACATCTGCTTCACTTGCAAGTTCACCAAGTCCTACTTCACTTGAACTATCAACCGTTGCACCAATCATAACTTCTTCAGAATCAGGGTAGTATCCGCCATCTTCAATCCATGTTGGAATAGTTCCTGCATCTGTAAGTTTATATTTAACTATCTTGTTTGCCATTTGGTTTCTCCTTATTATCTATCAGTTTAGTGTTGAGCGAATCTTCATCGTACAGCTTAAATCCTCTTCGCTCTGCGAATTTTACAGATTCACCAGAGAATTTATCAGCGCACGCTTCTAACCATTGCATGGTCATTTCGTGAGTTGGCGCTTTACCTTCGTCCATTAACTTATTTTCCATTTTTAAATAAGCATAGATTTCGGCTTGTGCCTGAGCACTATTTATACCCATGTCAAAGAGATAAATCAAGTTACCTTCGTCAATAACTCCACCTCTTGCACGAGCAGCATTCAGAGCCTGTTTCATACACGTCATTACGTGATATCTAGCCTCCTCTTTTTCGTACTCTTCCTCTGTGATATCATCTTTACCCAACTTCTTCAATATACTTTTATATTGATTGGTAAAGAAGTTCATCTTCCTGATGGCACCAGATACTGAATTCTGTATGTTATTCATGTTTACTTTGACCTCTAGGATCTCAGTTTCTAATAGTTCTCTTTCCAGCTCATCTTTGTAGTCTCCATCAGCTAATTTCTTTTCTTTCTGACGAAGCTCTATATCCTTCTTCATCATTTTAAGCTGTGCCTCTTCCAGAGCCATTCTGGTTTTATCCAGTTCAGCCAGTGTGTGTTTGACTGATCTGATAGGTGTGATCGCTGTGACATCCAACATCACTCCCATAAACTGTGAGTGTGATTTGTAGAAGTTTGAGCTTGATTGTTTTATCGCTGGTAGTGTTGCGTTGATGTTGGTCAACATCTGTTTATACTCTTTCTTGACCAGTGGTGAGTTTGATAGTTTCTGTATTACCAGATCTTTAGATGACATATTTTTCTCCTTTATAATTTAGCATGTATATGATCATGTTGTGGGTTTTATACTATAGAATCTTATGAAAGTCCACCGTGTCCGTTAGCAAACCCTGCTAGATTATTTCTGCCAGTAGATAAATCTCCATAGTCAGTAGCATTACCAGTTGAAGCTATGGTTACTTTTTCAATAGTTTCTCTTGGAGATGCTCTTCCTGCAAAAATACCTCTTGTATTATTACTAACACCGCATCCAATAGAATCTACTGGTGGAGTAGATGCAGGATCTCCAAAATCTGTTGCATTACCTGTTGAGGCAATAGTTATATAATCGATAACAGAAGATGCTCCTGGTTGATTACCACAATAAAACACACCTCTTACAGAAGATGAACAACCACTTAAATATCTTCTCGCTTCAGTTAAATCTCCAAAATCTGTCGCATTACCTGTTGATGCGATTGTAACATATTGTATTATGTTTGTGTTAGCTGGAGCAGTTTGACCTCCTCCAGAAATCCCTCTAGTTGAACTAGCTAATCCTGCATTATCACTTATCACACTAGTAGCATCTCCAAAATCTGTAGCATCACCTATGGTAGCTATAGTTATATAATCAATTGTATTTACTACACTAGGACTGTGTCCTCCTATCATAACTGCTCTCGTTTGATTAGAAGCTCCTGTTCCTCTTCTTCTAGCAACTGTTAAATCTCCAAAGTCAGCATTGTTGCCTTTAGTTGATATTGTCACATACGATATTGAGTTTATATTAGTTGGACTAACATACCCACCTGCAAAAATACCTCTAGTATCACTAGCGGCAGCAGCGGCAGAATTAAATGCAGCTGAAGCTGTTATATCTCCAAAATCTACAGAATTACCATCAGCTGATATAGTTATAAAATCAATTACATTACTATTTCCTGGATTTACTCCTCCACCAAATACTCCAATGTCTCCCACACCTAAACCTCTTGGTACAACTTTACCTGTTGGTGAATAAAGTTCCGGGGCTCTTTGATTAAATGTTTGTAGACCACCATGACCATTTGAAGTTGCGTGTGCAGCCGTTCTTGCAACAGTTAAATCTCCAAAGTCTGTCGCATTAGCGGCAGACGCTATTATTTTTTGTTCAATAACATTACTAACACTTCCTTTTGCAAATAATCCTAATATGCTATTTGAAGTTCCTCTTCCATTTTCAGTTGTTCCAGAAAGTGAATCACCGTAATCAACAGCATTTCCTAAACTTCCAAATTGAATTGTTTCTATTTTTTCTCTTGTAGAACTATCTTGTCCACCAGCCATAACCATTCTAGTTTGACTTCCAAAACTTGATTGGCTTCTTTGAGCAGCACCCAAGTTTCCAAAATCTACTCCATTACCTGTTGTGGCAAGTTCAAAAAAATCTATTGTATCTACATTAGATGGAGTATTTCCTCCTGCTTTTATTCCTCTTGTTGGATTAGCCGTACAAGTAGGTAAAGCAGTTGCAGCTTGTGTATCTCCAAAATCTGTTGCATTACCTAAAGTAGCGATGTTAACTGAATCAACTGTATTAACACGAGAAGGTGTTAATCCATCAACACTTAAACATCTAATGTTGTTACTCATCCCTGCTAGATAACTTCTAGCGGCTGTTAAATTTCCAAAATCTGCAAAATTACCTGTAGATGCAAAATGAACATAATCTATTATATCTGTATTTGGGTGACCACCACAAGAAAGTCCTCTAACAAAACTTCCTCCCCCTGCATTTAAATCTCTTGCAACAGATAAATCTCCAAAATCAATTGCATTACCTGCCGTGCTAGTTTGAAAATAATCTACTACAGTTGATGAACTTGGGGCTCCACCACCCATCCATATAGCTCTAACGGCTCCTGTGTTAGAATTAGGATAAGTTCCATCACCTTTTATATTTTTAGTAATATCATTGATTTTCCAAAGCCCTCTTGCTTGGTCTCGTCTAGGATAACTGTCCGACATCGGTTAGTCCTCCTACGCGTCGTCTATCAGTTCGTATGATATTGTGACTACTAGTGTTGATGCTGCTGATGCTCCGCCTCTGATAAGATCAGTTTCTTGTAAATAGAAAGATGAATTTTTATCTATTACATCAACTGAAGCGTGAGCTGGAACTGTAAGTTCATCAGCTAGTTCTTTGTGTGTTCCTGAAACTTCTGAATCAATTGTAACTGTCGCGTCGTTGTCTGTTACGTTTGTGACCCTAATTAGATTTATTTTATTAACTTGATCTGCTGCTGCAGTCAATAAAGTTGTTGTTAAAGTTGTTCCTAAATCAGCCACCGCTGATTTACCGTTAATCGTTGATACATTAACTATGTTTGGTGCTGCCATTTTTTATTCTCCTAAACTCCTTTTATCCGAAAACTATCGCCGCTGCAATAGCTTTTCCCATTGATATACCGCTTGAAGGCGTTGTAAAACTTAATGTTCCAGAACCGTCGGTCTGAAGCACTTGACCACTACTACCATCTGCTGCGGGAAATGTCAAAGCATCAATAGTTACTGTTCCTGAACCTTTTGGCTGTATAGATACACCAATATTAGTGTCTCCACCAGATGCAGTAAAAGATGGTTTGTTCCCTGTAGCTGCGTTCGCATATGTCAATTGATTAACTGCAGAACTTGTGGCTGTTAATAAAAATAATTCATTGCCATTTGTATCTAAAATAGATGTTCCTATTTTAGGTGATGTTAATGTTTTGTTTGTTAAAGTCTGTGTGCCAGTCTCGGTTACTGTGCCTGCTGTGGCTAATGATATTTCTACTATATCAGGATTAGTTGAGTCGTTAGCTTTTGCAACAACTAATTTATCTCCTTTATCTGTGGCAGAAAAAGTTACAGAACTTCCTGATCCAGAGGCATATTTAAACTGAACTGTGTAAGAACCAGAGCTAGAGTTTCTTAAAAAATAAAAATTTTGTGTATCTAAAGGGATTGTAACAACTGCGTTACCAGATAAGGATCCAGTAAATTCTATTGTTCTGTGAGACATCACAGCACCAGTCGACCCATCTGAAACAGATAATGTTACTGTTCCACCACTAGTCAATGCCTGTTGTGTAAATCCACCGGCTATCTGTTCTATGATTTCTAAATTGGTATTGGTCTTCGTACCCCAAGTTCCGGCGTTTTCTCCGGTTGCTTGATATTCTACACCTAAAGGTGAATATGTTGATGCCATAATTTATCTCCTATGCAGCGTCACTATAACTTGTATTTGATCCACTTGCAACATCCGAATATGTATCATTCGAACCTGTCGAAACATTACTATATGATGTATTTGAACCAGTGTCAACATCGCCATATGCGAAGATATCAACTGTTCCAATACTAGAGGTGATAGACTGACCAGTTAATCCAACCTGCATATCAGCAACTGTAACTGATCCAACACTAGCACTAAATGATACTCCGGTTAATCCTATGGTTAAATCATTAGGATCTAAAGCTCCAACACTAGCTGTAGCAGATTGACCTGTTGGTTGTGCTACTGCACCACCTAATCCAATAAGAGAACCTTCTTGTGCCTCCATTGATAAACCACTTACTATAGCAGTTGCATTTGGTATTGTAAGAGAACCTAAAGATGAAGTTACTAACTGTCCAGATAATGTAACTTCTTGTTCTGATATTCCTGTAGCCGTTCCTTGCGCTGATGTTATAGAAAGCCCTGAAGGCTGAACAGTTTCGTTTGGTGCAAATGCGGTCCCTTGTGAAACAGTAACTGATAATCCTGTTAGACCAATTGTTAGATCATTAACACCAGGAGCGCCTATTGCTGAAGTTATAGATTGACCTGTTAATCCAACTGACATCTCTGTTGGTGAAATAGAACCAACAGAAAAAGTTGCTGACACTCCATCAAATCCAACACCTATATCTGGTAAACTTATCGAACCAACAGATGCGGTTGTGGATTGTCCTGTTAGTGTAAGATTAACATCATCAACTGTTACAGATCCAACACTAGCTGATATTGATAAACCAGATGGTTGAGCAACAGCGTCTGATAATTGACCCCATTCGTCCTCACCCCAAGACTTTGCACCCCAACCTGTTTTTAAAGTTACAGCACTATTCCAATTAGCCTGTCCCCAGGTTAACCGGCCCCATCCTGAAGTCACCGACATGGTTGACCTCCTATGCTAATCTGATTATCGCGTTACTTGCGTCTGCTGCTGGAAATTCTATTTTAAAAGTTCCGTTACTTGCTGTCTTATCACCACCAAAAGCTATAATTGCTACAGCATCAGTTGTTCCTGAACCACCATCTGTTGTAGTATTATAAATCATTGCTCCGTTTGCGGTGAAAGATGCAGAAGAATAAGTTACATCTGCAAAATCAACAAAAGCTGTTGTTGATGAAAGAGAAACACCATTGTTTGTAAGTGTGGCTCCACCTGCAGAGTATGCAGAGCCTGATGTATTTGATATCTCGTTTGACGTAGAGTAATCAGTTGTGGCTGCACCTAGTGAAGCAGAACTTGTAAAGAGAGCTATCTTAAAAGTGTGTCCACCTGAAGATTCAAAACTGTGTTTACCCTGTAAAAGTTCTTGTTTAAAACTTGAACATATTGCCGATGATATTGCCATAATCTATTCTCCTACGGGTTTGCTGAGGTTACTGGTATACGAACAGCGCCATCAGTGTAGTCATCTCTTCGTCTTCTACCAACTTGCTCGTTAGCAAACTTCTGTACCTCTTGTTTATATTTATTTTCATACAAAGTCAACATGTCTATCGGACCTTTTAAAAAGCCATAAGCCTCTGATAGACAGCAGTATAATAGTCCATTTGGAAAATTAAGACTGATATAATTAGTATCATTATCTTCTAAAAGATCAGGCATTTTGTTAAAATGAACTCTAAATCTATAAGTTGTGTTTGGTGTAGGAGCTACAAATATTCTTCCTGAATTAGTATCCGCCTCACCTGTAGCACCACCAAACATCGCATAATATTTAGGTTGACCTTGAGCCGCTGAAGTTCCTGTAACATCTTGATACTCTTGAAGATATGTTACATCTTTCTTTTCTAGCCATCTGTTAGCTCCTGTAATAGCTGATCCGTTTGTATCGTAAACCTGTATACCTCTTATAAATACAGCTCCTGCAGGACAGTTAATAGACTCCTGGCCAGCAACAAAATTACCTAATTGTTGTTTCCTGTCTGCATCGATGGGCACATCTCTGAATATTCTGTACTGTGCATTTA